TGGCACTAGCGGTTTTGCTACAGGCACTTATGGTATGTATGGAATAACTGCTACTAATATTGCTGTTCCAGCGGCTTGGCTAAATAGCACGTTTGAACTTACTTATGTAGATGCTAATACATACACTATAACTTTGGTAGCCCCTGCAGCATACGGAGCAGTTGGTGGTGGTTCTGCCGTTATAGCTTATCCACAGTATGGTTCACGCCCTTGGGGTTCTGCGGCAGATGTTGGTATTGCACAACAGCTTCGTATATGGAGTAACGATAACTTTGGTCAAGATTTAATTATTGCCCCTCGTGGCGGTGGTATTTACTATTGGTCAGCTACCTCTGGCGTTAGCGCTAGAGCACTTCTTTTAAATACCCTATCTACGACACAAGGTTTTTCAGGGCAGTTTGTACCAAATACAACTAATCAAATTATTGGTTCAGCAATTCAACGTTTTGTAATTGCTTTTGGTGCTAACCCGTACGACCCCGCAAATGCTAATACTACATTTGATCCATTGTTAGTCCGCTGGGCTGACCAAGAAAACCCTTATGAGTGGGTACCCGCAGTAACAAACCAGGCTGGCGAATTCCGTCTTAATATTGGTTCTTACATTGTCTGTGCTAAATCAACCCGCCAAGAGATATTAATTTGGACTGACGCAGCTATATACTCTATGCAGTACCTTGGACCTCCTTATGTTTGGGGTTTCCAACTACTACAAGACAATATTTCTATCATGGGACCTAATGCGTCTATTACGGTTAATAACGTAACTTACTGGATGGGTACTGATAAGTTCTATAAATACACTGGTCGTGTGGAAACTTTGCCCTCTACTCTGCGTCAATACGTTTATCAAGACATTAATCAAAATCAAAACTTTCAAGTGTTTGCTGGGTCTATAGAAGGCTACAACGAAATTTGGTGGTTCTACTGCTCAGCTAATAGCACTATTGTTGACCGCTATGTTATCTACGATTATTTAGATGATGTATGGTCTTACGGAACTATGAGCCGCACTGCTTGGTTAGATTCAGGTTTACGTACATTCCCAATGGGCGCTGACGCTGCTAACTACCGAATCCTTTATCACGAAAATGGTAATGATGATGTATCAGGGTTAACCCCAGTGCCTATTGTGTCTTATATTCAATCATCTGATTTTGATATCGGTGACGGGTATAACTTTGGGTTTGTCTGGCGCATACTACCTGACTTAACTTTTAACGGTTCTAATGCAAATTTACCAGAAGTAACTATGGTGGTATTGCCTCGTGTTAACGCAGGAACAGCTTATGGGGCGCCTAATGCCCCTAGAGTGGCAAGTACACAAAACTATACAACTCAAAAAACTTATGCAGTGCAACAATTTACTGGACAAGTTTACACTCGCATTAGAGGTAGGCAAATGGCGTATAGAATTGAGTCTACTGGACTAGGTGTTGCTTGGCAGATGGGTTATCCACGTATTGATATAAGACCAGACGGACGCAGATAATGACATATAACGCCCCATTACGCTCACCAAAAGCACCTAATTTACCCAATGCTCCAGCAACGGGATACAGTCCTGTATATTTTGATCAGTATTCCAACGTGCTTCGTTTGTACTTTAACCAGATAGATAACTTTACTCAAGCAGCTGCTATTCCTCTTTATGGAACTACTGCAGAAAGACCTTTACAGTCCTTACAAGCACCACTACCAATAGGGCAGATTTACTACGACACTACTTTGGATAGACCCATTTGGTGGAACGGGACTGTATGGAAAAAAGCTGATGGAACAACTGTTTAAATGATAAAATCAACACAAAATAACCCTAAGGGGCGTATATGAGCCTGCACGTTGCCGCACAACACCTAAAATCTAGAGGTCGAGGACCTGATACTGAACTCGTCCACATGTCCAAGAACGAGATTAAAGGCTTGCAAGCCTTGGCTTTGGCTAACGGCGGCTCTCTTACTATTAACCCCGATACAGGTCTTGTAGAAGCTGGGTTCCTAGAACAAATACTCCCTATGGTTGCTGGTGCGGGTTTAATGTTAATTCCTGGAGTAGGCCCTTTAGCTGCCGCTGCTATAGTAGGTGGTGGTTATGGTTTGGCTACAGGTAGTGTAGAAAAAGGTTTGATAGCTGGTTTAGGTGCTTATGGTGGTGCTGGATTAACAACTAGTTTAGCTGGTTTAGGTGCTGAAGCGGGTCTGACGGCAGCGGAAAACCTGGCTACCGAAGGGTTTAAAACAGTTGGTCAAGAAGCCGTTACAGCAGGATCACAGGAAGCAGCCAAAGAAGCCGCAAAAGTAGCTGCTTTAGAAGGAACAACTTTACCTTCTAACTATGCAGATTTATATGCTAAAACGGGTGGAGCAGAACAATTTACTCAGGAAGCAGCTCAAAAATTTATTAACCCTACAAATTTTCCAGGGCTAACTCCTGCACAACTACAAGCCTCTCAAGCCGCAGTGCCAGATTTAGTAGCGAGTGGGTCTTCTCCTAGCCAAGTTGTGGGTTCTCTTGGTAGAGCAAGTGCAGCTCAGGCTGCTCCAGGGGGCGCAGGTGCGGTTACAGCAGGTAATGTGGCCACAGGACTTAAAGAAGTTGGCACAAGTGCATCCACCGCTGGTACGTTTCTTAAAGACAACGCTCTTACTATAGGTGGTGCAGCAGTACCATTACTAATGCAAGATCAACAAAGTGGTGGTGCAGGACCAGCTGGGTATCAAGAAGACGAATACGATAGACGGTTACAAAAATACAAATTAAGTCCTAATTATCAAGCATACGAAGCCCCACAGCCTAACCCTTACTATCAAGCACAATATGCAACGGGTGGTGTTACTCAAATTAACGGTCCAGTAGACCGTATGAGCGCGAATGCTTTAGGTAACAATGTACAGATGCCTGGTGTAGCTATGGCTTCTGGCGGTATTGCTGGATACGCATCTAGAGGGCGGGTTAACGTAGCCCAAGATTATTTAGATAATCAAGAAGAAATACGTCCACTACCAGAAAGCGTTGGAGTCCCGCGTACTGGTATATATCGTGATCCAGACATAGACACAGCTAAAAAAGATGCTTTAACTGCTACCTTGATTGGACTAAACAAAAAACGCAAAGCTGCGGGAATGAAGGGTGTTGCGTTACCAAAAACTTCTATTAAAGGTTTAGGTCAATTTGACGTAGAAGAAGCCGCTGATGGCGGCACTATGCGCTATAACTTAGGGGGTTACTCGGATGGTGGGCGTATGCTTAAAGGTCCTGGCGACGGCATGTCTGATTCTATTCCTGCCTCTATTGCTGGTAAGCAGCCTGCTCGTCTTGCTGACGGAGAATTTGTTGTTCCTGCGGATGTGGTTTCTCATCTCGGCAATGGCTCTACTGACGCTGGCGCTAAAAAACTATACAGTATGATGGACAAGATTCGTAAAGCTCGTACAGGCAAAAAGAAACAAGCTCCTGCCGTTAAAGCCAGCAAGTTTATGCCAGCATGACAATTACAGTTAAGCCTGTATTTGTAGAATATTTTCACCAGACATGGCCTTTGGTAAAGGATTTATTTGCAAGTGCGTTAAAATTTGGTGGAGATGAATACACTTTAGATCAGATTAAAGGTTTACTGGCTAGTGGTTCCTGGGTATTATTAGTAGCAACAGATGAGGAAAACGTTATCCATGGCGCCGCATCCGTTAATTTTTATAATATGCCTAATGATCGTATTGGACTTATTACTGCAATGGCTGGTAAAGCAATTGTAAATAGAGTTGTTTTTGGGCAGGTGTGTGCGCTGTTAAAAGCTAATGGGGCAACTAAAGTTCAATGTGCCGCTAGGGAATCTGCCGCACGTCTTTATAAACAGGTTGGTTTGGAAGAGCGCTACACTATATTAGAGGCAAAGATATGAGTATTTTAAAATCTAAACACAGCGGTTGGACTACAGAGTTAACTCGCACCCCATACATGGGTGGTGGCGGTAGTGGTGGGGGTACTCCTCCACCTCAACAAAATACTTCGTACAACACAAACGTTCCTGAGTATGCAAAGCCTTATGTAACAAATATGTTAGAGGCTACCCAGAAACAGTTGTTCAATATGGACGACTCTGGGATTACAGGTTTTAAGCCCTACACACCTTACAGCTCTAATGTAAACGACTATTTTGCTGGGTTTAGCCCAATGCAGCAGCGGGCAATGCAGGACACATCTAACTTACAAGTTCCTGGTCAGTATGGTCAAGCTACTCAAATGACAGGTTTGGCTGGTGTGGGTTCTTTAGGTTTAGCTAATGACATGGCGGGTACTGGGCAACAGTTTGCTTTAGGTGCAACTGACCCACGTACTACTCAAGCATACATGTCTCCATATATGCAAAACGTTGTTGACTATCAAAAGTCTCAGGCTTTGCGTGATTACCAAATGGGTCAACCTCTAATGGCACGACAAGCTGTTGGTCAAGGTGCTTTTGGCGGTAATCGTCTTGCACTGCAACAAGCTGAAGCTCAGCGTGGTTTGATGTCTCAACTGCAAGGTATTGAAGCTACTGGCGCTCAAAGCGCATTTCAAAATGCTCAGCAACAACAACAGTTTGGTGCTAATTTAGGTTTACAAGGTCGACAAGCTGGGTTGCAAGGTTTAGGTCAATTTGGTCAGATGGCTGGTCAGTTGGGGCAATTAGGTGGCGCTCAACTAGGCGCTCAAAAAGATGTTATTGGTTTGCAAAATCAAATGGGTGCTCAACAGCAGACCATGGAACAGAATAAGATTAACCAAGCTATTACTGATTACGCTACAAAACAACAATATCCAATGATGCAGTTGGGCTTTATGTCTAATATGCTTCGTGGTTTGCCATTACAAGCAACTACAACTCAGACTTATCAAGCTCAACCTTCTCAACTTAATCAAGGTCTTGGCCTTTTAGCTGGTGCAGCTGGTGCTAAGCAAGCTGGTTTGTTTGCAAAGGGGGGAACTATCAGAGGTTTAGCAGAAGGCGGAGTTGCTGGATATGCTAACCGAGGTTTAACCCAAGCCAATCCTAGCAGTGCAGCGGTTCAAGGTATTAGAGCTAAGTTAGAAATGATGCCTGTAGAACAGTTAAAACAAGTAGCTCAAACTAGCTCTAGTGAAGAAGTGCGCACTATGGCGTTAGAAATAATGAAAGAAAAAGAAATACGGGCACAAGCTGAGCAACAAGCTCAA